AAAGCCGCGATCTTCACAGACATCCACTTTGGTCTCAAGTCAAACAGTACGTTGCACAACGAAGACTGTTTGGCTTTTGTCAAATGGGCCACTGCCAAAGCAAAGGCAGAAGGATGCGACACCTGCATGTTCTTGGGTGATTGGCACAACAATCGATCAAGCCTAAACATTGTCACACTGAGCTACAGCCTGCGAGCACTGGAGCACATGAATGACAATTTTGATCGTGTGTTTTTCATTCCGGGTAATCACGATTTGTATTATCGAGACAAGCGTGATATACAAAGTGTAGAATGGGCAAAACATTTACCAAACATTGAAATTTGCAACGACTGGTTTAGTGATGGCAATGTCATCATTGCTCCTTGGCTGTGTGGTGACGATCACAAACGTATTCCCAAGCTAAAAGGTCAGTACATGTTCGGGCACTTTGAACTGCCCGGATACATGATGAATGCCATGGTAGAGATGCCAGATCACGGAGAAATTCGCAGAGAAGATTTCAACAACTTTGATCATGTGTTTACCGGACACTTTCACAAACGGCAGACCAAAAAGAACATTACCTACATTGGCAACTGCTTCCCGCATAACTATGCTGACGCTGGTGACGATGATCGTGGGTTAACTATTTTAGAATGGGGGCAAGATCCTGTATATCATGCCTGGCCCAATCAACCCAGATATCGTGTGCTAGGCCTGAGTTCCATAATTGATAATGCTACCTCACTGCTTGCTCCAGACATGCATGTTCGTGTACAATTAGACATCGAGATATCCTACGAAGAAGCCAACTTTATCAAAGAAACATTTATCAGAGATTATCAACTGCGCGAGATGGCATTGATTCCCAATAAGGCAGCCGGAGTTGATACAGACATGGCTCCCGGAGAAGTAAAGTTTGAAAGCGTTGATCAAATTGTTACAGATCAACTCACAAACATTGAATCTGAATTTTACGATCCAAAACTTTTGTTAAAGATTTACCAAAACTTATGATCTATTGTGTTTGGTATCCAAGCGGCGGGTTTGGACACTTTGTCAATGCTATTCTAACGTTACACGGTGATAATTTTGTGCGTCCTAAAAAATCTTTAGAATTTTCATCAACTGGCGATAGTCATAGTTTAGATTTAGTTGTACCTAAATATTCTCGCGAATGTTGGCCTGGTGGCATTGAATTTTTAGATAGTAAAAACTATTGTGTACTAATTGATAACGGTATTGATAACCGGTCTAGTAATTTTAAAACTACGTTTCCCAATGCAACTGTAATTAAAGTTTGTTATTCCACCAATAGTTGGCCAGTGATTGCCCGAACCATGATTGAGAAAGCAATGAACAGCAATCTCGAAGAACAATTACCAATCAACGGGTGGGATACTACAGAACCCTGGGCACGTCGTGAAAAATATTTTTTATATCTGCGAGATCATCCACTTCGTCATGCATGGCAACCAAAGTCCAAAATTATAACGGAAGACACCGAGTTAGATGTAGGTGAACTGTACGAAGATTACAATTTGTGTCGTAGCTCAATAAACAGCATTGTAAAAACAGAAGATTTTTACGATCTTTGGAAAGAGTGGCGTGAAGCAAACGCCAAGTACGTTGATCCAGTAAAAATTGCAGATAATATTGTATCCTGTATATTAACTAATCAACACGAAGATCTAACTCATATTTCAGATATTTGGACTCAAGCAGTAGTATACTATTACATCTGGGTAAAATACAACATTGAAGTTCCACATAATGATTATTCTAACTGGTTTACAAATATCATTGATATTGTTAAAATGTTAAAAGAACATGGAGTAGCTATTGATTCAAATTAAAAATCTCACTGTAAAAAACTTTATGAGTGTGGGCAATGCCACGCAAGGTATTGACTTTGATCGTAAAGATCTTACATTGGTACTAGGTGAGAACTTGGATCTAGGCGGAGATGGCTCACGCAATGGTACAGGCAAGACCACAATCATCAATGCCTTGAGTTATGCCTTGTACGGCCAAGCACTATCAAACATCCGCAAAGACAATCTTGTGAACAAGACCAATGGCAAGAACATGCTGGTTAGTCTAGACTTTGTTGTGAACGGTCAAGAATACAAGATTGAACGTGGTCGCAAACCAAACGTGTTAAGATTCTATGTCAACAACGAAGCACAAGTAGCCACAGATGAAGCACAAGGCGACAGTCGAGAAACACAAGATGCAATTGAACGAGTAATGAATATGAGTCACGACATGTTCAAACATGTGTTGGCACTGAACACTTACACTGAACCATTTTTGAGTTTAAAAGCCAATGACCAACGCAACATCATTGAACAGTTACTGGGCATTACCTTGCTTTCAGAACGTGCAGATGCTATCAAAGAACTCAATCGACAGACCAAGGACAACATCTCACAAGAAGAATTCCGTATCCGTGCCGAGCAAGAAGCCAACAAACGCATCGAAGAACAGATTGAAAGTTTGAAACGTAGACAAGTGCTTTGGCAGAAAAAGTACGACAGTGATGTAGCGTACCTTGTGGCACAATATGATGACCTAGCCAAGATTGACATTGAAGTAGAATTACTGGCTCACAAAGATCTAGCTGTGTGGACCACAAGAAAACAACAACAAGATGCGTATACTGCACTTGTTGGTCGCCAAACTGCATGGAAACAAAAACAACAAAAAGATATCGGCGAGTTGGAATCAACTCTCAACAATCTCAGTCATATTGATATCACAGCAGAACTACAGGCACATGTGGATTTGGCTGCTTACACACAACGAGCCAAAGACATTGCTGATCTTGAAAAACTGATTGCTAGATGCGTGGTCGACGAAGCAAAAGAACAAAAGATAATCGACAAACTCCGAGCTGAAATTGAAGAACTAAAAAATCACAAGTGCTATGCGTGTGGTCAAGACTTCCACGACGCTAACCATGAAACAGTATTGGCAACAAAAGAAAAAGCCCTACAAGAGGCTGCACTGCAGGCATTGAGTACCAATGGTCAGTGGATGGAAAATACAGATGCATTAGCTGCCTTAGGTGTGTTGGGCACTAAACCTACCACACACTATCGAACAGAAACAGAAGCCATTCGGCATTCAAGTGAATTAGAAAACATTCAGCACAAGATTGATGCTAAACGTGCAGAAACAGATCCTTATGCCGAACAACTGTCAGAGCATGCACCTGTAGAAGTTGGCACACAACCTGTCACACACTACGATACAGAAGCACAGGCTGTTGATCATCGCAGTCGTATGAACACCCTGCTGACACAGATTGCTACTAAAGGCGAAGAGAAGGATCCGTACACTGAACAGATTACAGAAATGCAACAACAGGCATTGCAAACTGTAAGCTACGATGCACTCAACGATCTCACACGATTACAAGAGCATCAAGACTTCTTGCTCAAACTGTTGACATCAAAAGATAGTTTTGTGCGTAAGAAGATTATTGATCAGAACTTGAGTTATTTGAATGCACGACTCACACACTACCTGGACCGTATTGGATTGCCACATACTGTGATGTTCCAGAACGATTTGAGTGTGAGCATCGAAGAACTAGGACGTGAACTGGACTTTGATAACTTGAGTCGTGGAGAACGTAACAGATTAATACTAAGTATGAGTTGGGCATTCCGTGATGTGTGGGAAAGCCTATACTCACCCATTAACTTGTTGTTTATCGACGAACTGATTGACAATGGATTGGACACACAAGGTGTAGAGAATGCACTGGCATTGCTTAAAAAGATGAGTCGTGAACGTCATAAATCAATTTGGCTTGTAAGTCACAGAGACGAGCTTGCAGGGCGTGTAGAAAACATCCTAAAAGTAGTCAAAGAAAACGGCTTCACCAGCTACAACACCGATATAGAAATAGGATAAGCATGTTTGCAATAATTTTAACAGTGCCGAGACTAACCCCTCAGCGCCCTAGTCTAGCACCAGCAATTATTAAATCGTTGTTTACTAAACACGGCAAAGATAGCAAGATCCTAGATATCAACATAGACTTCTATAACAACTTTAGTCATGCCATTGATAGCGATGCTTTTCATGCAATTGATAATTTTTTATACAGTAACGCCCAGGATGTATTGCCGTTAGAACATCAAGTGTTATTAAACCACTGGATTGACAGCTGGATTGATAACATTTTAGAAAGTAGTCCCAAGCATGTTTTGATTAGTGTGTTTACTTGGCATGCACAAAAGTTTACTAAATTATTTTTAGAAAGACTGCGGCCTCGTACAGATGCTAAAATTATTGTAGGCGGTCAAGGCATTGGCGAGATTAGAGAACAAACTAGCTGGATTGGTACTCCGTTATTTGCTAAACAGTTAAAAGAGTTAGGACTAGTTGATCACTGGATCAAAGGCGATGCTGAGTCAACTATACCATTAATTTGCCAAGAAACTTATGCTGGCAAAGGGTTTGACGGCGATGAGTATGCTGACTGGCACAATCTAACGCACGACCATATCCCAGACTACAGCGACTTAGATATCACAGCATACCATAGCGGAATACCCAACGGCGTGATCCCAATGGAGTTCAGTAGAGGCTGTGTTAGAACTTGCAATTTTTGTGATTGGGTAACGTCAGGTGGTGGTTTTAGAACCAAAACTGGTCAGCAAGTGTTTACTGAAGTAAAGTACTATTACGAAAATTTTGGAGTAAGGAATTTTTACTTCAACGATGCGTTAATCAACGGGTCAATCAAGGAGTTCAATGCATTTAACGAACTGTTGTTAAAATATTACACTGAAAACAATTTACCAAATCGACATCTGTTATACAGCGGGCACTTTATTATACGTGGACCCGATACTGGTTGGAAAAAATCTGATATTGAACGCATGGGTAAAGCAGGAGCAGACAACATGGTAGTTGGTGTTGAGACTGGCTCTGATCATGTTCGTAAATCAATGAACAAAGGTTACACTCTTGCAGATCTCGATTACAATATGGAAATGTTTGCCAAGTGTGACATCAAGTTATACATGCTCATGATGGTGGGGTATCCTACTGAAACNGATNATGACTTTCAGCAAACCTTAGATCTTATTACTCGATATCAACAATATGTTGCTAGTGGTAATATTTCTGGTGTTAACTTTGGNCAAACTTTTGTTATTGAAGAAGGTGCTCCAATTTTTTATCACCCTGAAGAACTTGAGTTGCAAGGAGTTGACGGCAAAACTCCACATGATGTGTTTTGGATCAATCCAAAAAATTCAACGCTAACGTACAAAGAACGTATCAAACGTAGGATAGCCGCACAAGAACTTGCAAACAAACTAGGGTACCCAATTTGGCGAGCTGACGGTCAACTAAACTGGTTAATGGCGAAGTACCAAGAAATCGCCAACGGAACATACAATGAACATAAAACTAGAATTCAAAGTTGAACGAGCGTTCGGAGATCCATTGATTAAAATCATGGTAGACGATACTATGTGTTCGTTCGAGGGCAAGTGTCCAGACGAGCTGACCTTCGATATCCCAATGACTATCGGCTCACATGCACTAAGAATAACACACTATGGAAAGATCGACAGTGATCAGACCCTGGATGTTAACAATAATATTTTAGTCGACAAGCATGTTGAAATTTCTAAAATCTGGCTTGATAACATTGAACTAAAAGAAGAGCTATGGGAAGGTGAATTCTTCCCGGTATACAATCCAGATTATGTAAAAGATCTAAAAGCAAAGGGCATAGATTTGTCGTATAGCATACAACCAAATTTGTACTTGGGTCACAACGGTATGTGGCAACTGTGGTTTAAGTATCCAGTTGCTAGTTGGCTAATTGAAAAGCGCCACGATACGATTGCAAGACAACTTGATCCTGATTTTCAAAGCAGAGAAGACGAACTGAACAAAGTAAAATTATTTTTTGATTCTGCTCCTGAGCTAGGCTGGTAATGTTTAACTTTAACTGCATTGATGAATATCAAATTGAGATTACCAGCTATTGTAATGCCGCATGCCCTCAGTGTCCCCGCAACTTGAACGGACACGGAATCAATCCTTACATGCCGTTAACACACTTGCCACGAGATGTGCTTGATCGTGCATTTCCCAAGGAATTATGTTCCCGGCTTAGACAAATCTTCTTTTGTGGCAGCTACGGTGATCCTATCATGCATCCAGACTTCTTGGACATACTTAGAGATTTTAGAAGTAAAAATCCCACACTATGGTTATACTTTCACACTAATGGCGGAGTACATGATACTGACTACTGGAAGCAGATTGCTGAGATTCTAGGTGGGTACGGTCAAATTGACTTTGGCATCGACGGCCTCGAAGATACTTTACATCTATATCGTAAGAATGTAAAATACAACAAAGTAATTGAAAATGCGCAGGCATTTATCAATGCTGGCGGAAGAGCACAGTGGAATTTTATTGTTTTCAAGCACAACGAGCATCAAGTTGAACAAGCACAGCAACTTGGCAAGGAGATGGGATTTCACAATGTGTTGATCCGTAAGACTGGTAGATTTTTAAATCATACTACACTTGAAGAGTTTCCAATTTGGCCTGTTGCCAAATCAAACTACACATTACAGCCGCCACATAATCCAGAATATCGCAATCAGAGCATGTTGTTTTTACCAGACCTTAAACAAGAATACAAAAATGTCAAGGATTATTTTGACACCACACCTATCAAGTGCGATGCGTTAACAGGACGCAAAGTTGCTATCAACGCCGAAGGTGTTGTGTTGCCTTGCAACTTCTTCAATCACAATTTATACGATGCAAGATTCCAGGATAACAGTTTGCCGGGCGCTAATGCCTTATCAAAACCAAACGGCAGGAATCAAGTTAGAGATTTTTTAAACTGTTATGGGTTGGACAATCTCAACATTCACAACAACAGCCTTGAGGGCATTTTTGACAACACCATGTGGAACGATCTAGTAGAGTCGTTCAATTCAACAAATCGATTGTTTGAGTGCGCTCTAACATGCGGTGAGAAATTTACAAAAGTATGGGATCAAGGAGGATCCAAAAGATGAAATATTTAATTACAGGCGGTAATCGCGGACTAGGTAAACATCTAGTAGAAACATTCAACGGTAGCTCTATCAGTCGATCTGAATCACAGCTGGACATTACTAAACATGTTCAAAAAATTGCACATATGAGTTTGGACTATGATGTGTTTGTTAACAATGCATTTGACGGTCCTCCTCAAGAAGCCTGGGCCAACTTTGCACAAGCTCAACTATACATTGCTGTGTACGATGCGTGGAAAACAGCAGGAAAAACCGGGCATATCATTAACATTGGCAGCACAGGTAGCAAAAGTATTGTTGCTCCCGAGCCTCGTTTTGAGACATATAGAATTAGCAAGGCAGCATTAGAACACGCAAGTCGTCAAGGCACACAGGCATTTAAACAAAACATTGTACCATTTAAAACAACACTTATTACATTAGATAGACTAGATACAGAACTTAGCCGTAGCCGGCCCAATTGGACTGGTAACGGCGTTAATTTAAACGACATCAGCAACTTTATACAATACGCTACCGCAGTGAGTTCAAATACTGTGATAGAAGAGGCAACTTTTTACGTAAACTTTGATCATAAGGCATAACTATACAGCAAGGATAAATCGCATACAACACATGACATGGCTATATCAAGATACCCCAATTGAGACGTTGCCTGAAGAATGTGTTGGATTTGTTTACTTGATCACAAATAATCTCACTGGACGCAAGTACATAGGCAAAAAATTAGCAAAATTTAGCAAGACAACATACAAGACAGTTAAGCAAAAGAATGGCATCAAGAAGAAGAAAAAGATACGATCAAAGGTCGACTCAGACTGGAGAGAGTACTATGGGTCAAGCCCAGAATTAACTTC